GGCATACATCACCTGTAAGTAATCATCCGTGGCACCAAACGATCCGGTGCCTTCTCACGATCCTCGCCCGCTGCCATCTCCCAAGCCTCGTCATACTGCTGTTTCAACATTGGTACGCGCTGCAACGCATCCGGCAGCTTGACCGACAGCATGTATGCCAGCCCTGCCACCAGCGCATTCTGGAAGCGAAATGGAATATCTTCCACGTTCGCACCGTTGCCAGCGTCATACATCCTGCGCAGCCGCCAATACACAAAGTAGTAGTACGGAGACTCCAGCGTTCCCTGATCCGGAGAAGGCCAGACGTTAATCTGTGGGTACTGGATTTGGCCGTCCGTAGTCTGCCCCGACTGGCGGTTTACCCACACCTGAATCGGGCGTCCTTGCGTCAGCTTGTTTGGGATTGTGGAGTAAGTGGATACCGAGATCCGGTTAATGTTGATATCAGTCTGGTTGGCAACAGAGCCAGGGAAAGTACGAATAACGTGCTCAAGAAGATCAACGGTATCGACAGGTAGATCATAGGTAGTTGTCCCTTGTACCAACGTGATTTGACCCTGCTCAATCGTCCACAGATTGATGCCACGGTTCGCCCACTCCGTCAGCATGAAGTTCAAGCTGCGGCGAGCAGTACGAAAATCATAGCCACTACGCAGCTCAAGCCCGCAACGCTCAAACGCCTCTTCAATCAGGTCATTAAGAGTCGGGTTAAAGCTAGTAGTGGTGGTTGTTTCAGCCATTATCTAAACCTCGCGGTCTTCTGGGCTATACGTTTTGGTTGCGCGACGAACTGCTTGCCAGCTTTCTTCCCTGCCCGCTTCGCCTTCGTCGTGGCGGCATACTCGGCAGGCGTCAATGACTTGATCGCGCTTGTCGGCAAGTATCGCTCGCCCGTCTTTGAGGACGGCTTCCCACTCTTGGTACGCCACTTCTGGTCACCCCAGTTTTTAAGCGACTGCTGCGGAGCTTTCACTTATAACCTCCGCCCTTCGCCTTGTACTTCTTAGCTAACAGCTGGGCCTTACGAGCTGACCACTGGCCTGCCGCCGTACCTTGGGTAGCTGAGTTCTTGATCTGATTGAACAAGGACTTTCGCATCCCAGGCTTAGTGTAGTTGCCAGCTTCGTTCACGCGAGACTTAACCTTGCCGCCGTCTTTATAGACCGTCACCGGTTCGTTTCCGTCCCGCTTCTTGATCTTCCTAATGACTGCTGGGCGTACGGCGCCCATCCCGCGTGATGGCATCATATCTAGCCTCTATCAGCAATACTTCTTCGTCTTGCCGCCGCCTGCCATTTTGACCTGCATAGCTTTGGTTTTGCCTTTACGAGCAACGCCGTCAGCAGCTTTGTGACCAGCAGCCAAACCACCAGCAGCCATCTTCTTAACGCTGCCGCCTTTTTTCATCATGCCACCAGGCTTATTAAGAACCTGTTTGATTGGAGTGCGCGGCCCGGTAAATCCTTTAGGGCCACGAGGTCCCATCGGACCACCATCAGTCGGACCGGTGCCGCGAGGTCCGGGAAGAGGTCTTGACACAGGGTTGGGGGGCATCGGAGTTGGTGGTCTTGACACAGGATTTGGAGGCATCGGAGTTGGCGGTCTTGACACAGGGTTTGTAACCGGTGTCAGTGGTCTTTGACCCATACCACCCATCGCCATCTTCTTGACGTTGCCGCCCTTCTTCATGCCGGCTTCTTTCATTTCATGTTTCAGCATGGACTTAGGAGCGCCCTTCTTCTTCATGAACGACACTTCCTTCTTCATCATTGCTTTTGACTCTTTCATCTCGCCACCTTTTGCTTTCTTGGATATACCAGCTTCGGATAGGCCAATTGCAATGGCCTGCTTAGGGTTTGTTACCTTCTGACCGGACGAAGACTTCAGCTCGCCCTTCTTGAACTCGCGCATAACGCGGCCAACCTTAGCTTGCGGTTTCACACCATTCTCCCGCGTGTCTTGCCCTTAGTAGCGCAACCGTCCGCACGCTTAGATGCAGACGATACCTTGCCACCCTTCTTCATCTGGGTAGGCTGGGCAGCTGCTGGAGCAGGCTGAATGTTGAACGTCTGACTAACACCAGACTCAGGCTGTGTCGTAGACGCTACCGGCTGGTTGCCATAGAAAGGATAAGTGGGCTGCTGGGCAGCTACTTCACCACCGTCTGCGTATCGCTTTTTCATAGCATTCTTCCTTTGGTTTTGCCCCGAACGGCGCAGCCATCAGCGCGTTTGGAAGCAGATCCAACACTGCCGCCAGAAGCTTTCTTTACCGGCTTTGATGTTGGCAAAGGCTTCGCACCCTTAACAGATCCCATATCAGGATCAACAGGTGGCGTACCCACGTCTTCTGTGTAAATTTCAGCTTCGCCAGTATCCCCTTTAGGGCGGCGAGAATCTTGTTTGGCCATTACAGTACCCTCCGGTGCGATTCAATCAACTGATCTATCTTTGTCTCAAGTCGGTTGAATCTTTGGTCAATATGGTCAGTGATGCGGTCTACTTCTGCCTTGGTCACGTTATCACGAGCAATCTCCTCACGAGTTCTGTTCAAAAGAATCGTGATACGCGCTAACTCAGAAAACTTCTCATGCGCAATGTAAGCAAAAAGACCGGTGAACAGCGTCAGGCCGCCAGTCCAAACATATGTCATTTCCATGCTCAACACTTCCACGTCCTTAAACTTTTATTAATCCGGCTATTCGGATCGTTCGCGGTCTTTGAAGAAGTCAGCTTTTTCTTTAAACCTGACATCCTGGCGCAAAACGACTTCTTCCTTGCGCCGCCTTCCGGCTGGGGAGGTTTCAAGTTCATGCCTTGCGCTTTCGCGGAGGCACGTCCCTTGGCGTTCAATCCACCTTTGGGATTCTTTCCCTCTTTCCTCTGCCATGCCGGAGACTTAGCCATAGAACACCGTGCAGTTTGCATTACTCAGCGTCGCATACACGTTGCTAGAGCACAGCACACCTTCACCGGGGATAAGCACGTTGAAGGTTTCGCCGGAAGCAATCGTGTAAACAGTAAACACACTGGTGCTGCCGTCCGCAATCGTCACGCTACCAGCACTGCCGGTTGGCGTAACAATCATGCCCTTCACACGAGCGCGGCCTTCAAACACCACGCCCGAGGAAGTCAGTGTCGTTGGCTTAACGTCTGTTTGCATCATGGTGATGCCTCCTTATTAGACGTTCTGCTGACCGGTCAGCGGATCTTGCACAAAGTAGATCAAGTAACCACCAACAGTACCAGCGCCAGAACTATTGTCAGACGATGTGACATACGCCATCGAAGTAGTCGGCGTGCCAGTCACAACTGAACCAATCGAAGTCGTACCAGCAGCAGCGCTCAAAGCAAGTGCGAGCGTGCCGGCAGTGGTGCCAGAAGTGTAACCAGTGGTGCCAAGGTCAACCGTGCCAGTGCCTGCATCATTGATAGCAACAGAAACGACAACTGCGCCCGCAGGCAGAATGAGATCAGCCGCGCCGGAAGCGTCAGAAACTTTGACGGTAGCGCCAGATGCTGCGGCGTTAGCAATGTAAAACTCAGCGGCCATCAAGCCGGAGCCACAGTATGCGGTGCGAGTTGTGTCGCCGCCGCCCGAACGCCAAATACTTTGGGTAGTGGAAAGTGCCATTTGAATTTTCCCTCATGCGGTTAGGTGTATTGATCTGCATGACGTCAGGCCGGGAGCCTGTTCAATACACCGGTAAGTCCCGGATTACGGGTTTTATACTAGGTGGATAAGGGGGTGTCAAGCAGCATTTTGTCCATGTAAGTAAATTGCGGATTGACTCCGCCGTAAGTAAAAACATACCCAGCAAGCTTGCCTTTGCTAATCGGTTTTCCAGACTTTAGCGCTCGACGCAAGGTGGGCATTTTGATGTCGTAATGCGCAAGCACAGCAGCCAAACTTGGAAACATAATCCCATCAGGCATAGCAAATACTGATTTGCTTACTTTGGCGCCGTGGTCGGGACGCTTCTTGCCGTACCAGTAGTTGCCCTCGCCGGATAGAGTGGCGGAGATTTTGGCTTTGGTAGATGCAGCTACATGATGGCCACGCATAGATTTGCGGCGCTTGGCCTTTTCTTCTTCTGTCTGGACGCGAGCGGCAGAGGCAGCGGCAATTTTGGCTTTGGCTTCGTCAGTGTGCGAGAAGGTTTTCCCCCACATAGCATTTTTTTCTCCTGACATCCCTAACTGTGGGGCGGTTGCATCAGTTGCTATGTTGTAACAGTAGTCTTTACCTACATGCTCTTTAAGCCATACGTTTTCTGCCACAAGCACATCTGCGCCATCAGGCAACTCTTGCACAATTACAAAGGTAAAAGCCTGTTCTCCATACTTTGTCCAAGCTGCCTGAAGATGTTTATTTCGATGCGTACCTCGGCGCAATTCCCACCAATGCTTTCGTTTTCGCACAGTTAAATCAACTGCGCTGCCTACGTAAAACTTATTGTTTACCACGTTAATAATCTTGTAGATTCCCCTAGCCATACACCCTCCTGTGAAAGTAAGGGTAGAATACACTAATGTAACGAATAACGCAAGAGATAAATTAAAAGGGGACCGAAGTCCCCTCAAAACCATTGATATTGCTAGGTTTTTGTTTAGGCGCCTGGTGAGCCGTACATACCGAGTGGATCCGACCAGCCGAACGAATATCTCTCACGGGACTTGTAACGAACGTTCCCTGTATCGAAATCTCCGTCCATTGACTGCTGCAACGGGGTACGCACAAAGTGCTTCATACCGTTAGGCACGTCAGTGGTCAGGAACCATGCGTTCGTGTCGGTCAAGAAGTGGTTGATCGTAAAGCCTTCTGGGATCGAACCGTTGTTCTTGATTGCGTTCACGTCGTTGTCGTTAGTGCCGACACGCAGCTCAGTTTCCAGCAGGCGGGTTGCCACGAACTGCAATGCAGGCGGGACAATCAGCTTGCGGGGCTTGGCTGCAATCAGCAGATCACGTTCGTCAGTCCAAGCTGCGATTTGAATAACTGCGTTTTCCAACGAAGTTTCATTCAAGTCTGCTGGGGTTGACGGAGTGTTGCTGTTGGTGCCGCCAGATACCAGCGGGTGATCTGTGCTGAACAGAGCAACGCCGTCGCCACCAGGGTAGCTATTGGAGAAGCCGTTGTTCAGAACCGAAGCCGCCTTAACCTGCTTGGTGTAAGCCATAGCACGAGCCAGCGCCTTGGTATAACGA